AAGAAAGAAAGATGTTATTCAATCAATCATGTAACTCCTTACATGAAAAACTTTTTCTGATTGAATTTAAAGAAAAAGATTGTGAGTGCCCTTAGCCGTGAAAAATTGGCTCCTGAGCGAAATTCGATTCGTAACCGCTGTCGGGTGCTGAAGGCTGGCCGGCAGATTTAAGAAGGAAAATATCTCGTTTTGTCTCGCGCTCCATAGCTCGAGTCGACTGTTGGTGTTTCGTTGCAAAGTCCTCTACGCCAAATTGACCAATCCAAGTGTTGTTTAACTCTTCATATGTCAGATGGACGGGCTTCAAGTTAGCCTGACACAACGCTGCATTCAGCGTTTTCTTGTGCTCGTCAAAAAAGCGTCTGCCATGGGCATAAGCTTCTCGCAGTGATGCTCCCACTATGTCGCGGGTTGCCGAGTCGTGATCGTCGCAGTCTCGTATCCAATTGCATTCCTCCTGAATCACTCCCACCTCCATAGGTGCTAAGTAAAACTGGCTGAATTTTGGATGAGGTTTTGTTGTTCTCTTCAAAAAAGTCGCATCATAGATGTCCTTAGTCGTAGAAAATTCTGTACCCTTATCCTCTGGGGTAAATTCGATGTTGTATTTTGCCAAATTGGCTCGCACTGTCTCGAAGTTGAAAACCATTGCTGCTTCCTTAGTTACTGCCATATTGATGTCATCTCCATAGCTGGCTAATTCCACGTTGTTATCGTAGTCTTCAATTGTGTCCATTGGCTCGAAAGCGCAAATAGCGTTGTCCCACATATTTTGTGCCTGATGAGAGCACGACTCTATGATGGAATAGTCGCCTTCTGCAAAAGCTTCCCAAATATCTAACCATGAGTTTATTTGGTAAGTTTCATTCGCGTCTCCATTGAACGGTGTTGTTCCGCCGAAACCTGAGGGGTTTCCTTGATTGACGATGTAAAGAACGTTCCCACATACCGTAAGGCGATGACACGCCTCTTCCATGAGGATAAACCTCACCTGAGCATTCTCTTCACCATCATCATACCACTTATTCGCTAAAATGGCAAACTGGCGGCCGAACTCTCCTTGTAATGTCCTGTCGAATTTAGAATAGTCTCCTGCAACTACCTGTTCTCCTTTGGCCATTCGTCGTCGTGTCCACTGTGTCCAATCCACTCCCATTGGATTGATGCCCACCTTGTTAGGGTGTGCAACACAATTCTCCTGCATGTTCATCAAAAAGTCATAAAAGTACTTTCGGAATAGTATCGTGTGATCGACCGGCCCAATAACAAAGTTACGGGTTTTGCCACTAGTGATTTTCTCCAGTGGTCGTCGTTCTCCTTTCAACATATCCATCCAATACGATTTAACTCTAAAACCTTTCTTGGCCTGTTCTTCTCGTCTCAGAACACTCCGCTTGAGTTGTTCATTCATCTCGTAGTCTGGTTCTTCTGCTGTTCCGCGGTTGATGAAAAGAAAAGCTTTTCCGTGCTCTCCTACTGGTCTGTCTTTTACCCATGGAAGTCCTGGCGAGGTAGTCATGTCAAGTCCTTTGGCTATGGGACTAACTTCGTAACCTCCGTTGATTGCCTCGTCCCATGATAAAACTAGTCGTCGTCGATTTGGTTTGGTGAGCTGTTCATTCCTCCAAAATTTGTACTCCATGATCTTTTCAAATCGAGAATATTTCATTGGAAGAATTCGCTGCCCCCAACCCTTGATGGCTTGTTGTAGTGGTGTTGGGTTGTTCTTCGCGTCGAATCTAAAATCTGTTGGCGTCATTACTGAAGGTGCTGACGTCGGGGGAAAAACTCCGTGAATTTTTGAAGGCAATAGGTCCGTCTTAGTCGGGATTCTAACAATGAGATTTTTGGGTGCTAAACCAATTGGCTCAATAGTCGATCCGATTTCAGGTTTTACTATTCCTTTTTCGTAGATAGCGTTCATATCCATTCCTGAGGGGACTGGAACTCCGAAACTAGCTTGTGATTGTTTGAAGAATGGCACAATATCGTCTTGAAAGACAACATTAGCTCCGCCATATGAATCATCAAGGCTAGAAACGTGAAAACCAACTAATTTTCTGGGTGATTTGGGGTTGTGTAGAATAACCATTCCTCCACACATGCCTGCCGTAGTTGTGACTCCTTTGTATCCTACTCCTAGGACTGTTTGGTATTTGATTCCCTTGGTTTTTTGGGCGTCTAACCACCTGGTGTAAGATTCTCCTTTGTAGTACATTTCGAGTGATGGTATGGTGGTGACCTTCAACTCTCCATGCTTGTTTCTGGTAAGTAGCTCTGCTGGGCTTCCTGGAATATAAACTAAATCATTCTCTTTGAATATGTGGTTCGAAATGTCCTTTTGGGGGCAAAAGTTTCCACACATCCGATAGAGTCCTTGGTCGATATATCCATATCTCTTCTGGTCAACTTGTTCCATATCTGCATCTAACCAGCGCTTCTTGTCATATCTTGTCAATATCTTCATGCCTTTGTGTCCAACTAACTCCAAAATGTCGTCGTCTTCACACGCGTCTAGAAAATGTCTCGGGATCTGAACAATATCCTTACCCACAACATAGCAATTAAGCATCATTGGGGGTCGTGAAACGTTGGAAATGTTCCACAGGTTGCTGCTGATTGATTCTGAAATAGCCAAAGCGTTCTTATCGATCTTTGATTGTGCTTCTGATCCTAATTCTTTCTTGGCTAAACAAGTCTCGCATTGTCCGCATCTTGCTTTCTCAATACTCTTTTTGACTTCAATATCCAAACTCTCTAAAAGATCGTCTGAAATACAGTTGTCGCTCTGAGCTTCTGCGTCGATGTCAATTTTCTTTCCTCGTCCGATCCACAAATACAATCTACCCAAAATTGAGTGTTTTGCATAAGTAATCATCCTTTCTAAGATGCTTGGTTCTTTGTCTAAGTCTGAAATCAAATTTGGTAATCCTGCATTCCAATCTTCACAATACTCACATGAGTCGTCGATTTGACTTTCTTCTAACATCGCTGCTAGTTTCTTGTCTTTCTTCTCCTTAGGTAAGTTGGAAATTTGTACTGCGTGGAATGCTGCTAATTGATCGCATCCTTCACACTGTGCTGCTCCTCCTGCTCTCTTCATTCCTGCTAATCTGTATGTTCGTCGAATTTGAGCTCTGTCGTAGGTTGCGCTCACTGTCTGTGCTGATGATTTCTTTACTTGCTTTACTTTTGAAACTAAAGACATAACGTCTGTCAAACGCCGGATGGCGAAATAAGATGCCACAACGACTGCTGCTACTCCAAGAGCCAACAATCCTTTGTGTTCTGTCCACAACTTCACTAGTAACTCTTTCGCTTTCTCAATGATTCCTTTCGCTGATGTTTCCAATTGATGTTTGAAGTGTGCCATATTGAAACCTTTCTTTGAACCAATCGCAAGATAAACCTGCTTTTCGTTCTCTGAAAGTTCTTTAAAGTCCTCCAAATATATCTCGAAGTAAGGCGAGAATACGATTCCTGCTGTTACTGCTGCATTCCTCTCTTCATCATTCTTTGCGCCGTAGTATGCTCGTAGTGTTGGTATGAATTTCGTGTCAAAACGCGATCCATTTGTAGAAACGAAGAAATTTGCTGATTTGACTGGGTTAATTTTGTGTGTGAAAGCTTTGTTGTTCTCTACCCATTCGAAGAATTTGGCCTCATCTGTAGGTGGTAATGCCGGTGGTGGTGCGGTAATTGCTTGGCCTGTGGATGAACAACATTCTTCCACTTCGTCTGCGTTATGTCGATCTCCACAAAGACAATCCATTAACATTTCTTCTGGTGTGAAATTTCGTGCTATAATGTCGAATGAACTATCGCTGTCTCCGTATTCGCTGTCCTCTGCATCGTGTGGACTCTCCATTTGCGCTCCTGCTTTCCTGATGAGTTTATGTGCATATTTCGTCTTTGCAAACTTCAATGCCCATCTATCTCTAAAGCGTGATCTCTGAGTCTTCGTCCTGTTGAGTGATTCGTAAAAGTCCCTAAATTGTGGTGGAACTCGCGAAGGGGGTGTGTTTTTCAAAATGATTTCTGGGTCCAATCGTTGAAAGCGTTCATGTAGTTTCTCTGTTTCCAAAGCTGCTACTTTCGCACCTTCAGGAGAATATTCCGTGTGGGGATATCGAATCAAAGTCTCTGCTAAATCCTGTGCTTTATATCCTTCATATTGATCCTCCATCCATGCAAGGAAATTCTGATATGCATATTCACAAAATTGTGCGTACGTAAAAATCAGGGCCTCTCCTTCATGTCTAACTTGTCCCGGTTCGAGTGGATCTAGTATGTGGAATCGAATGTGAGAAAGATCTGCTTGTCTATCTGGTAAAACTGAATCCAGTCTCACTAACATGTTACGTCGTCGTAGAACTGCTGGTCGGTGTTTGATGGTGGTGGGATTCGGGTATGCGTCGTTCGTAGATTGCAAAACAAAATGCGATCGGAATGAAGTTCCTTTCGCTGCAATGGAAGCCATTGGTAGGATCCATGGATTGTTAGAACACATCTGAATAAATTCAGTGTATTCCTCATCATCCACGTTCTGTCCAAAGTCATCTGTGTAGCAAGCCCATTGATCGTGATAAAGATCCCAATGTTTTGAAGCTCCTCTGCAGTAGATTCTGTTGAATGCCGCGATGTTGAAAGCGTTGGCAAAATCTGAAACGATTTTCTGGGCGAACCATGATTTTCCAACTCCGGATTCTCCTGTCATTGCTATCACAAAAGGTGAATAGCGTAAACCGTCATCTTTTCTGGCGATGAATATTTCTCCTCGAATTTTCCGTAGTTTCTTGTTGTTTTCTCGAATTGCTTGTAGAACTGGTGGTGGAATTTTGTGCGTCATGATGGCTCCTTCGTAGATGTCTCCAAGTGCTGACATTTGGTTGATAAACGCGTTGTACTCTTCATTTCGTGTGCCTTGTACTGTTGCTGATAACTCATCGACTGAAATGACAATTTCCATCCATTTTGAAATGTGTGGTAATTTGTCTTCCAATTTTCGTGCTTGTCTAATTTCTGAATGTTGAACTCCAAGAAAGAATTCTCCTGCTGCCATAATTGCGTCTTTGATTTTGGGGAAAAAGGTTTCGGTAAGGTGTTTTACGCCTAATCCAATACCTGCAATGTCTCTGAATCGTAATGAAATTTCTCGTGTGCATTTTAAAATTTGTGACTGGGGGGGGATTTTCTGGTAAAAGATGGTTCCGACAACTAACGTTAGTGCCGTCAGAGAAGAAGCTACTCCTTCAAAGCCTTGTGCTTCTCTGTGCCCTCTTGGTGTTGAGGCGGGCGAACCATCAAACAGTGGCTGAATGAGGTCAATAATTTTGGTGCAAAGTGAAATGTCGAGTCCGCAGTCGATGAGTGTATGTCCGATGAAAGACCATAGTGCCTGGCTCGTTCCCTCGCAAAGGAAGACCTGAGAAAGTTCAAACAATCTTCGAGTAATGAAACCCGAATCAAGTAGACTTCCCAGGGATTTGTCTTTTGGTGCAGATGAATCGTCAGATTTAGGAAAATCCTGCGGTTTCTGGAAGAGTATTTCATACAATGATTGTTTTGAAATCCTCTCCACAAATTCCGAAGTCTTATCCGCTAAATTGTCGACTCTATCAAGCGTAACATGTGCTCGATCTCCAAATCTACTAATCTTCTGTGCTGCTGTCTTAACTTCCTTGCTTGCTTCCGATATATCTGGTGAAACTGATCGTAGTGCTTTGGCTGTTTCTTCTGCCGCGTCGTTGATGTTGTTGTTTGTATCCTTGAGTTTCTTAAACATTTGAGCCTCTGCTCCTCTATCTATCTTGTCGTAGTCTGGCATAAGAATCCGAACTTCCATCGGTAAACCTTCTCGTAAACCTACTGGGTAATTCTTCCTCATATCCGTGATGAAATCGTTGCGTACACTCTCTCTCTTGAGAAATTCTGGAACCTTAAGTCCCTTAACTTGATGTCGACGTGACAACCAGTCGTAGAATTGTTCTCCGGTGATAACTCCTCGTAAACTTTGGATAAAAACCGTAAGAACGTGTGCAAAGTCAACTCCTGGGTAACTCAAAAATTCTCTGAAGATTCCATTCTGCTCGGTGGGTACTAATTGCGTAGATTTGAATCGTGGGAAATGGGTGGTAACCTCTGTAATACGTCGTTGTTGTAATTGAAGTTGGTATTCTGAATCTGGGATAACTAGGAATGTATCTGGTACTTTCCGAAGAAAAGCAACCAAATCATCCTGGGTGTGAAAAAATCGAAGGGGGGAATTTGTGTTGAGCATAAATCCGGTCTCTCCTAAGAATAACAGAACATCGTTTCTATAAGCGTGTTCCATCTGTGAAATGTCTCCAATATTCTTCTCAACTGCCGTCCAAACCGCTCGTGCTTCCACGATTGGATAGGTCCGCATAAAAGTCGAATACTTGGTGCGTGGGTAATCTAAGAAAACGTCCATTGAGTCTTTGACAACTTTCTGAACGAAGGTATCTCTGTCTGAAATCCATTCTCCAAATTTGTTGTTTCGCATGACGAAAATTTTATCTTCTGGTGCTTTCGAATTGCCTGCTCCTTGTGAGATAGCTCCTCTGTCAATTTTGATTTCTCGTGTAGCTGATTGGGTTTTGAGTCGTGCATATTCTGTTTTGATGTTGTATTGCGCTCGTCGTGTGTAAGCTCTACAAAATGCCGTAGCGTTTAGGTTTAACCCATAAACTCTATTAGCATCTTCCAGTGCTGCAAACATATCTGAACCCATGATATAATCATCTCCAACTGGAATGAGATCGTGTGCGAGATCCATTCCTAAACTTCCTGGTAATGGGGGTGGAATAATTGTTCGTGGTGCTCCTTTAAATCCGTAAAGTTGAAGGTCGTCGTTGCATCTAAAAAACATGGCGATGTTGTAGTACTTCGATGGTATCGCAGGGTCTTGTGTAGCAAGATGTTGTGCAAATTCTGGTATTATTGAGATGGTGACTAATGGTAACGTGAATTCTGTCGAGGTGATGTGAGCGACATTGGTGTCCACAATTTTCTTAAATTGGTCATTTGAATTGTATGGAATGACAAAGGAATATGTTCCTTTGGTTTGACCAATACTGATAATATGTGACCGTCCTCCTTGTAATCCTTCATATTGAATTTCCCTTTTGATTGCTTGATTCTTATCGATGCCTGGTGCTGTTTCGAAAACCCTAACCACTTGAGATGTTCCATTGGTCGGTGTTTCTACTCGGTCGAAGTGTACGATGGCGGTGATTCTGTCTGTCATATCCATGGGGATAACAATATCGATGGTGAATGAAGATCTCCAAGAACCAAACATGGTCATCAAATCAACCATGCGTTGGCATGGAATAATTGTTTCGCGTGGGGGGCCTGGGTAGCCAACTAAACATCCAATCGTAGGATACGGTTGTATGTAGTAAGTACAGTAATTCGTGTTCGTAATTAAGTCGTTAATGATAGGTCGATTTCTCATCAACAATTGTCTCAAACAAGTTGTCTCCTCGTGTGCTCCTGGTGTGGCTTCATCAAATTCTCCTGGTGTTTCGTCTAACGTGGGTGTTTCTTGAAATTTGGTATCTTCCGAAGATTCTTGTCCTGACTCCAATTGCTCCATCATTTGAGCTATAGCGCCTCTGTCTACTTTTTGTGCTAATTTAGCTTCAATTAATTCTTCCAAATAAAAAATTGCGTTGTTCGAAACCAATTGTGGTTCTTCTTCTTTCAAAATCCTGAGGGGATTGAATAATCGAAATTTTGGGGAATACGTGGAATAAACGTTAACTGTCGCGCTATATCCTGCATTAGGGGCAATGAGTGTGTTCAAAACCTGTACAGTGATAACTCCAAAAGTGAATGATGATGTCGTTCCTGTTGCTGGTGGTGCTTGTAGAATACGAAGAAAAGGTCGTGGACCTATGAATGGGACATGAACTGTAATTTCCGTGTTAGAAGAAATATCCAGTATCACGTGTTCGTAATTGTGATTTCCGCTGTAACTATTGGGTGCTGCATTATCGTCGTCTGGTGGTAGCAATAAAATGTTCAATCGTCCGTTTGCGAATTTGTTCTTCACCACTTTAAAATGGTAGTAAAGATCTCCTACGCAACTTTCATGTGTTCGAATAATGTTCTCAAAAGCTGAAGTGTATTTTGTTCCGGTGAAGCCGGGTGCAATGAGTTGTGTGTAAATCGTAGTGGTCGAAGTTTGTTGCATGTTCCATGTGAATGAGTCAACTAGTGACTTAATTTGTGTGAGATCCTTGTAGCTATCCGTGTAATTAGTAGCAATATGACTGGGTGGTGCAATAGCTGTTGTGACGTTGATGCCGGTTTGCGTTGGTGATGGTGTTGATCCGGCTGAATCGAGTAATGGTAAGATCATAGCTGGGTTGCCTGTTGCTGCTCCGATGCCTGCTTGTACCAATGGATCCTGAACGATGTCCAAGACTGGTGCTGCTACATCCTTAACGATGTCGATAACTGATTTGATTGGTGAAACAACGGTGTTAACTGCTTTCTTTAACCAACCAAAAATCTGGGCTTCTGCGCCATGTTCTCTCTTAACGTCTTGTATGAGTGAAGCGTAGGTGTCTGTTGCCAATGTGATGTTCGGTGCGATGAGTGATGTGGCTCTGAGTTTATACATTTCAAGTGATTCCATTTCAACAAAGATTTGAAATTCAACTGATGGTGCTGCTCCTTCGGGTATCTGTAGTGGGGCCATAACTGCAATAACAAGTGCCATTTGAGTGGAATAGCCAGAATGAGATGTGACTGACGGATTGAAAGTGGGATTAACCCAATTTTGATCTGCTGAGATTTCAACGTGTTTGGGGTCTGAAGCGTCGATTTCTATACCGGTTCCTGATGCCATGCGGTTAAACAAGACTAGGTCGGTAGCTTGGGCAATATCGTTTGAATCGTTGATTATCCAAACTCGAATCATTCCTGAATTTTGAATCAGTGTGTTGTTGACTAACGTAAATTTTGGTTTCATTGAAACTCTGGCATGTCGCTGTATTAATTCGATGATGGGGGGTGCTCCTCCAGCCCAAGTTCGATTGAGTGTATTGGGCCATAAAATTTTGTAGATGGTTTCTCGTGGCATAACTTTAGTCCAAGTAAATCGGCCGAGTAAGAGTTTCTTTCTCTGCCAATCATCCTTAATCCAAGGTGATGCTTGTATGTGAGGGAGAATATTCATTTGTCGTGACATTTTATCTTTGATCCTGATGGCAAGATCTTGGATTTGAACTCCTGGTGTTGAATCTGGGTTGATTTCTGCTGCTAAATTCTCCTCTTGAATAACTGCCGTATCTGCTTGTGCAATTGCTCCTCGTTCCAATTTAATAGAGTAAATACTCTCTGGGTCTGGTTTGGCAACTGGTGGTAAAACCGTTACAAGTGAAGCGATGAATTGTCGTTGTTGTAGAAAAATTTGGGGTACTTCTGGAATGAAGTCAATTGTTCGTGAATCAATATGACATTCGGGAAAAATTCGTGCTTTATGTGAGATTGAAGCGTCGTCGTATGATTGCATTCGACGGTAAATTTCTGAGATTGCTTCTGCGTCCTGTCTTTGCATTGAAACTGGCGAGTGGTATACTGCTTTCCGATAAACGTAGGTGTGGTGTAATGAAAAGTTTTCATAGTCTGAATTCTCGTGAATGAAGCAAATGCCTCGTGATGTTGGTGAATATCCGAGTTGTCGTGCAATAACTAGAACTTCCATGTATCTATTGAAAATGAATTCTGAAAAATCAAAAAACACGTCCAATTCTTCTTGTGGATCGTTCAAAGGGTCAACTTCATCTAAGATTTGTTCCATGGTGTGAAACGAAACGTCGTTGTAGTCTCCCGATTGTTCTTTCCATTTGGCGATGTGTGCATGGAAGAGATTGTTTTGTCTGGTGCTTGCGATGGTGAAAAGTTTGCGTGGTAAACAATCTGCTAGTTCGAAGAAAGGCATCAATCCACCAACATAAGTGAAATTGTTGAGATTGATTGCCGCTGCTGCGTTGTATAGAAGATGCTCATTTGATTCATACAAGTTTACGCAAGTATGGAAGGCGTTCTTTAAGTGGTTCCCACCTAGAGACGTGTCTTCTAAATTAAATGAGTTCGCTGAGATTCTTTGTTCCCTTGTACGTCGTTTCGTGTCAAAATTGTACAAGGTACTGGTAAATTTCTTATGTGTGGGAACATCCAAGTCCTTATGCTGTGAAGCAACATATTTTTGATATTTGAAAAGCTGAGTTGTGATCGGTGTGTGCGAGTGGGTTTGGTTTTTTAAATTCAATTCCATTGAGTTTGTCAGGCAGTGAACGTGGTCTGCAGCTACGTAAGTCTGTCATGCATTCTTGAGAGAGCTATAAAAGCTCACGCATCAGTTACTTTTGTAGAAAGAGAACCTAATATCTGAATCACGCCCTAAAAATCCCTGCTACTCTTTCGAGTGAAGTGTACAAAATGAATTGCAACTCCGGGGTGTCCATTGTGCTGTGTCCGGTTGTAACCACTTTTCAAGTAAATCGTAAAATTCTAACTGGAAAAGTTTAATGTTCGTGAAAAATTCGTAGAAACATTCATACTTAGGGGGGGGTGTTGTGTGTGGTGTTTTAAGTCAGACCTGAAATAAG